CGCTTTGGTGAGGCATTGCCCATGAAAGAAACACACAACACCAAAATCATTATTACAAGTAATAGCCATGCTTTCTTTCGGTCACGGCTTTGGGTGATTGGGGAGTAAATCTCCCATTCAAATTGATTTTTCATACTATTCGTTTTTAAAAATTAAAATGGTAAATCACCATCTACTCCTTCAAATGTTACCTTGCCAGTTGGCGGAGTAGTTATTGTTGTTTCAGTAGCAGGCTTTCCACCAAATTCTAAAGAAGTCACACGGCAATTTATCATAGCTGAAGCCTGGCCGTCTTTCAGGTATGCATTTACTCCTCCGCTACCTTCAACTACAAGGAAGGTACCTTTGGTAATGTGCGGAGATAGTTTTTCGGCACGCTCTCCCCAAATGCTACAAGCTACCCAAATAGTTTTCTCTGATGGATTGGCACCGTAAACCTTTTCGGTGTGTGCAATGGAAAAGGAGCATACCATAGTATCTCCAACACTTTTTAATTGTGCGTCGCTTCCAACTCTTCCTGATACGATAAGTTTAATCATAAAATTATTTTTATTTGCAAAGTTATATTATTTATATATATTTGCAACATAAAATGATAAAAAAATATGTCAAAAGAAAATGTGCCTAAAAAGAAAGGGGTATTACTTAAGCCTGAGGTGTATGACAAGCTGTTGAAAATACAGTTAAATCTTAGCTACAATTCATCGAAACGTGTTAGCTTGGAAAAAACAGTTGAACACATTTTAGATAATTTTACCAAATGAAGTTAACCACATTTACATCATCTAAAAGCCAAGCTACTGATTACTACCGTAGCATTGGCCCATTTACAAGGTTAGCTTTACAAAAGAAGTTCGAACACGTTATTTGCCAGCAGGAAAAAGCAATGTGGTATGACATCTACAACACTGACATTGTACTGATTCAAAGGCCAAATTCAACGGCAAGCCTGGGCATTATGGCAGATGCAAAGCGGATGGGAAAGAAAGTTATCATTGACTTTGATGATCATCTTTTAGATGTACCGGATGACAATCCAGCAGCACACTATTTCAGCAATCCACAAGTGCAAAAACAAATTGCAGATACTTTCCTATTTGCAGATGCTGTCATAGTATCTACTAAAAAGTTATATGACCTTTACTATCCAATGTGCCAGGGAAAGATACCAATGTTTGTCATACCTAATGGCTGGAATCCTACTGACTTGCCAATGTTTGAGGTAAAGGAACAACATAAGCCTACAAGGTTTGTTTGGAGAGGAGGATCTACACACTTTGCGGATTTACACACGGTAAAGGCTGAAATAAATCAGATGCTTGAGATGGATAGCGAAGTGACGTTTTTTGGCCTAACTAAGTTCATGATGTATGACTTAAACAAAAAAGCTATCAATGTTGAATGGTCATCTATGTTTGTTTATTTTACATTCATGCAGCGTATAGAAGGCGATTATGGTTTTTATCCATTAGTACGCAATGATTTTAATTTATCTAAAAGTAATATATTTGCTATTGAGTGTATTGCTAATGGTATGCCTGTATTAGCTGATAATTACTTTCCGGAATTTAACATGCCTGGTGTGATTAAATATACTAATCCTGCTGAGTTCTTGGAATTTGTAACAGATATAGTTAAAGGCAACATAGACAAAGCAGATTATGTTAAAGCAGGAAGGTCATACATTCGTGAAACATTACATATAGATTTACTAAACCGGAAACGCTGGGAGATACTAAAGGGAATATAAATGCCATACATAAGCAAAGGAACAAGCAGCACAATACATAAAGCCAAGTTACACCGTACACCAAGCGGTGAGCAAGGCAATTACAACAATGCATGGGCAAAGATGTCCAAGGCTTACCGTCGTGCCAATCCATTATGCGAATGCTGTTTGGTACTTGGTGTGATGACAGACATAACACCAGGAGATTACAAGGGATGCGTTGACCACATGGTACCTATCACGCGTGGTGGTTCGATGTACAATCTAAACAATCTTCTTGCTTTATGCAAGTCATGTCACGATACGAAATCAATATATGAGAAGACATCCATAGCACCTGTTACTATTCATATAGATGCTGATGGGAAATATATACCTGCTGACAAAGGCAAGGTCATTGCATGGTTAGCAGACAAGGTGAGGAGGAACAAGGAACACGGTAGCGAGAAGGGAAACGACGGGCGGGAGGTCGAAACTTTGACGATTGCCAAATAATCGTGCTGCCCAACTTTTTGCACATCAGCGCAGCTTACAAAGACGGGGTTAATAAAAAATTTTATAAAGTAAAAAACATGGCAACAAAAACAATAAAAACAAAAATGCTTCAAGGCACACTTGAGCAAAGCAGGATTAAAACATTTTCACCAACAGAAATCGGTGATCCAATGCTGAACCTGGATGCAGGTGAATTGCGTATATACAATCGCATCCGTGAACATTTAAAGACACACAAAGCAGGCAAGCAAGTTGATGAAATTTACCTATCAATTGCAGCGCGTGCTATTGGTCATTTATTACACAATGCGGAGATATTGAGCAAAAACGGTGCAGTTATGGTACATCCAAACGGTGCAAGGCAGGTAAGTGCCGAATGGACTGCATTTAAGCAAGGATTTGAGTTATTCCTTGAATTATCGAAGACTTTAGGACTTGATCCTAAATCGAGATTAACTTTAGATTACTTTCAGGATGGCAGCGACACAGAAGAAGATGAAATAGCTAAATTGATAAAAATGAACTAATGGATAAATACAAAGACACAGCCATCAGCATCCTTTCCTCTGTTGTCGCTCTTGCAGTTGTTTCTTTTCCCGTGTGGTTTATGTGGAATTGGTTAATACCTAATATTTTTGGCTTACCGTACATTGATTATTTAGAGGCATGGGGATTGATGGCGTTTGTCTTATTAATTCAAAGTATATTAGGCACAAGTTTAAAAGGGAATAAAGATTAATGCAATTTATTGATGATGTTATTTCCGGGCGTTTAAACATTGGCACCTATGCAAGGCTTGCCGTAGAAAGGCATTTAAAAGATTTAGAAAATTTAAGTTGGGAGTATTGTTATTCAGAAGCCATGGCCAACCGTGCTTATGGCTTCATCTCAGCTCTTCGACATACTAAAGGCGAATTTGCAGGGCAGCGTTTTAATATTCAGCCTTTCCAAGAGTTCTTTATAAAAGTGCTATTCGGATGGCAAAGAAAAGACGGAGGAAGAAGATTTAGAAAAGCCTATCTTGAAATCGCAAGGAAGAATGGGAAGACAGAACTTGCCGCAGCTATTGCCGTGTATTGTTTTCTATGTGATGCCGAAACTGGAGCGGAAGTTTACACGGCTGCAACTACCAGGGATCAGGCAAGGATAGCGTTTGAAACATCAAAGGTATTTTTAAAACAATTAAAGGCAGATTCAAAGACATTCAATAAATTAGTCAATGTATTAAAATATAACTGCAATGTACCTAACACTAACTCAAAAATGGAATCTGTATCTGCCGATGCAGATACCTTAGATGGCCTTAACCCACATTGTGCAATAATAGATGAATATCACGCACACAAGACAAGCGATGTTTTAGAAGTTATGGAAACAGGTATGGGTTCTCGAACGCAGCCATTGTTACTTATAACCACTACCGCAGGATTTAACCGGGAATCACCATGTTATCAATTTCGTAAAGTAATGGTAGATATTCTTGAGGGTAGGAAAATAGATAATAGTGTATTTCCTTTGCTTTTTTGCCTTGATGAAGGTGATGACTGGCAGGATAAAAAGAACTGGACAAAATCCAATCCTAACCTTGGCGTTACACCGTACATCAGCTACATGGATGACCAGTATCAGAAAGCATTAAATGAAGGAGCAGCAAAACAAATACAATTTATGACAAAGAATCTAAACGTCTGGACAACTACTTCCAGCGTTTGGATATCTAATAGTTACGTTGAACAAACAAGGCTTTTTATAAGTAATGAGCAACTGACAAATAAGAAATGCTTTGCAGGCCTTGACCTTGCTTCTACGAGAGACATAGCTGCTTTGGTTCTTTGTTTTCCAATACAAGCAGGACTTGATAAGCCACATATAAAAAGTTATTTTTTCTGCCCTGAGGATAATGTTAGGGAAAGATCGCTTTCCGATGGTGTGCCATATGTACAATGGGCGCAAGATGGACATTTAATAATGACAGATGGAAATGTGACGGATTACGACTTTATCAAGTCTAAAGTAATAGAGTTGACAAATAAATATAAAATAGAATGTATAGCATTTGACAGATGGAACGCATCTCAATTAGTAATACAATTGACGAATGATGGCGCAAACATGAAACCATTTGGGCAAGGCTTTATTTCGATGAGCGCACCAACTAAAGAGGTAGAAAAATTGTTTTTATCAAATGAAATTACTCATGACGCTAACCCAGTTATGGAATGGATGCTTACTAATGTTATGCTTAGATTTGATCCTGCTGGCAATATTAAAATTGATAAAGCAAAGTCAACGGAAAA